GCAGGATCGCCGTACACGCCCTACGCCGACATTACTTCTGAGCAGGCTATCGGCTGGGTGAAGGGTGCTCTAGGCGCTGATCTGGTAGCTTCGTACGAGGCATCAATGGATAGCCAGATTGAGGCACAGATTAATCCAACTCAGGTAGTGTTGCCGCTACCTTGGTAAGAAAAACGGGACGCTGCCACCCGACTCTGGCAGCAATTTAAAAGGAAATCGAAATGAGCAAAGAAAAAAGCCCTCAAATCGTGACAATCGACGGTATTGAACACAATGTTGACAACTTCAACGAACAGCAAATTCTGCTTTTAAATCACACCGTTGATTTAGATCGCAAAATCGGTTCGACCAACTTCCAACTGCAACAACTGCAAGTCGGTAAGGAAGCATTCTTGAAGCTGCTCAAAGATGAACTTGCCAAGCCGCAAAATGCAGACGTTATTGGTTGAGATGATTTAAAATCACTTAACTAACCAACCTTGACCTACATCATGACCCCAGAAGAACGCACCGAATTTGCTGCTGAAATAGCTGCTGCAATCCGAATTAGAAGTACTGATACCGGGTTGTCGGAAGAAGAACAGCGGTGGGTTCGTCTGGCGATTCAAGCTGAGGTTCAGCGCATTGAGTTTCGCAAGAATGTGATTGAGAAAACATTGCTGAGTTTGATTTGGTCTGGTGTGGTGGCTTGCGGTTATATCTTTTTGGGATGGGCGACCAATCATGGTTACAAACCTTAATGAACAACTCAGGCGTGACGAGGGTGAAGTCTTATCGGCTTACCCTGATAGCTTGGGATACATGACGATTGGTGTGGGCAGACTGATTGATAAACGCCGCAATGGTGGAATTACGCCAGAGGAATCGGCCTACTTGCTGAACAACGACATTCAACGCAAGACAGCCGAGGTTTTTAAATCCTTGCCATGGGTAAAAGACTTAGATCAAGTCAGGCTTAATGTCTTGGTGAATATGGCGTTTCAATTGGGCATAGATGGCCTTCTTGCCTTTAAAAATACCTTATCTTTGGTACAGGGTGGGAACTACGACAAAGCCGCTGAAAACATGATTCTCAGCAAGTGGCACAGTCAGACACCCGCACGATGTGAACGCCTTGCCAAGCAGATGCGTACTGGGGTTTGGCAGTAATGGATTGGCTGGCTACCCTTAAGTCAGTTGCCCCAACGGTTGCCGCTGCCATGTTTGGCCCTCTTGGGGCAGTCGCGGTGGCATCTGTTGGGGAATTGTTTGGTTTGTCCAGCGCCACTAAGGACAAGATCAGCGAGATTATCCAAGCTGGACAAATGACACCCGAGCAAATTGGCAAGTTGCGCCAACTTGAACTTGAGTATCAGAACAATGAAAAAGAACGAGGCTTCAAATACGCTGAACTCAGTTTCAAAGATCGTGATTCAGCAAGGCAGGCCAGCGTGTCAGGCGGCACTCAGAAGCCCCTGTTCTGGTTAAGTCTGCTACTGCTATCAATTACCCTTGGCACAGAGTGTATGGTGCTGTTTAAGGGTTATCCCGAGGGTACTGACCCGTTAGTTGTTGGGCGTGTCCTTGGCCTCATGGATGCCGTGGCAATGCTGGTTCTCAGCTACTGGTACGGCACGACAAACGGATCGGCGGTCAAGAACGAATTGCTTGCCGCCAAGTAATCACTTCACCAGCACGTCAAAATAAGCCAGCATCAGGCCCAAGGTGCAGGCCATAAAAGCTAAAGTGAATGCCAAGTTAATAATGGTTTTCATGTCGTGTCTTTCAGTTGTTTAAATGGTCATCAAGAATCAGGATGCAATCCAGTAAAGCATCCCCGATCTTTTCATTGGCGGGAAAGTGACTTGCCAGCGCCTGAAGGCAATCCAGCAAATCCTGTTCTTTGGTTACGCCCCGGAGGGCGCTTAAGATGAATGGGTTAAGCATTTTGTTGCGCTACACGATGAACAAAAGCAAATAATTTGCTGTTTAAACATTTTGTACATTTGCGATCTTCTGGCATTGATTGAAAGTCTTGATAAGCCAATCCCATATATGCACCAAGATGTTTGGTACTGGTTTTGCAACCATCTTTCATGCCTACTGTGAGATGTACTGCGCGTTTGTTCATTGTGTTGTCCTGTTTAATTAATTGCGATGATTAATTATAGAACATAAAAACACACTGTAAAACATTTTTTTACGAAACAATTACATCATGGGCCTGTTTACGGCCTTTCAGAATGCCTTGCAACCGCTGCTCAGTCAATCGGTGACAGTGAATCATGGTTCTGGCAGGTAGCGACTCAAGCACCATTGAGTAATCTTCCAAGATTGCCCTGACTGCCTGAATACCTGCGCCGTCTAAACGAATAGGCTTACCCGCAAAGCTACGCTGTCCAGCCTCTGCCAATGCGCGAATGGCATCAAACAATAAGTTATTGCTATCGTCCACCCGCCCACCTTCGATCAGGGTCTCCATCAGGTTCACAGCATCGGAGCACACCGCCCAATCATCACGGGTTGGCTCTGCTGACGTTTCCAGTGCAGCCAAGCCACTCCACATCCGAATTAACTGGTGTCTGCGTTGCTTCTCGCTCATTGGCTCCATTGGACTGGCAAGCATGGCGTCCCACATCGAGTAAGTTTGTGTTTTCATTTCTTTTTGGGCAGTGACTGCCAGTGTGTCCAGAATTGTTCACCCTTATAAGGGCCATACGATGCAACACCGCCAGCACTCAAGAGTTGCAGTTTGACGTTTCTAGGTGTATACATCCCAATAGGAATCCAGTACACATCAGTGCTTACTGCTACCGTTTTATCAGTGTTAATGGTGTGTGTGCAGTTTCGGCCTTGGTCACACTTTTGATTGCATGGAGGGCAAGTCATTTCATTTCCTTTGGTTGCAACATATATCCCCACATAGAACCTCCTAATACTTTTGCAGCAAATTGTGCTAACACAATCAACGGCATTAAAGAACCAAATGCTATGGTTGGAAATACTATGGAATCAATTAATGCCCCCACTGAATTTCCAGCAAGATTACGTTGCATCCATTGTCCTTGCACAGTGTTAAAGGTGGCCCAATCCGCTAATGCAGCCAAAGTAAAAGCAACACCCGATGCTATAGCAATCATTCCTGCGGCGGGATTCACCAGATACGATAGCAACCCAGTTCCAATAATCATGGATGCCATCTGAAACTTTGTCATTTTAAAAGACAAGTAATTGCGTAAAGCCAGGTCAAGACCAATTAGAAAAAATGCGTTTATTGGCGTAATGCTTGGGCCAAATTTAGCCACCAAAAGATTGGCTGAAATGATTGCTGCTGCATAAAGTGCGATTAAAAAAGGCATAAAGATTCCTGTTGAGGTTGAATTGTCCAATGGGTGGCTGAGTTGTGTGCTTCTATTCGAGCCGCAAGAGTAACAGCCCTCCAATCCTTGTCTGGCGGCATAAATGTTCCTTTCCAAGCGGAATCAATACCTACATTGCGACCAACACTTGTGGAATCAGCAGAATGAAAAGGTATTCTTGTAAAAATATCAGGGTTCAACATACGAAGTCCATGAAGTTTAGTAATTGGAAATCCATTTTTATCTATGATTTTGCATAATGCTTCATTTATGCGATTCCACCAATTTGAATTCCCAACTACGGCATATTCGCCGGATGAACCAATGCAAACCCTTGGAAAATTTCTTGCAAGCCATTGCAGTCTTCCCATAGATTCGTGCATATGCCATACAGGTGCAGACATATGTTTTGGCAATGGACACCGTTTGACTAACTCATCATTTGCAGATTCATCACCATCAATCACATCTGGAATAACAAAAAAGTCAAATCCGGGTCTATTCATGTGGCTTGCAATCCATTGATAAAAAGGCATCCAATCGGTAATTGGTTTACCACTCATCCAAGCAGAAAATGCCCCGTTGTCCAAAGCAAACGATTGACATACCTCAATTGCTATTGGTAATTGCTCTGGATGAGCAAAAGACACAAACGAATGTCTTCCCGCAAGCACTTTGGCAGCAGCTGTCGCTGGCGTTATAGGTGAACCATGATAATGAATCATACTATTTTGTTCCCGTAGTCATCAAAGGTTCGTCCTTGTGGTGGACAGCAAGTGTGAAGGCTGACTGGGCCAAGCGGCCCAAGTAAACGCTTGCCGCAACGTGGGCAGAAGTTGCGTTCCAGAGCTTGGTCTAGTTTTGTTTCCAGCACGCCAGCGTCATAACCCAGCTTAAAACTATCTTGAAGCTCTTTAGCCATGCGCTGCATCTCCTCAACAAGCACAGCCTTCTCGTCCCAGTCTGGTTTGAAGTCTTTAGTCATCACTGCACCCCTGAGTAATAAATATTGGGTCGCACATGATTGCCAGTAGTCACCATTCTTGTAACTGCTTTGATGTAACCATTAGCAG